CTTCAATGTTGATGTGGTCTTCTTTGTCATCCCATCCAGCTTTAAGCGCCAGTTTAATGATGTTCATGTTGTTCCCCTTGCGCGGATGGCATCGTAATAATCTTGGAGGTCAGAAACCGTGGCATCTCGCCACTCGCCATACTCCATGCCGTTATCCATCCACTCCACGAACCTTTGAAGAATCATGCGGCCACGGAAACCCTGCCTAAAATTCCATTTGTTCATGCTTGTTCTCCCCTTGCTCTGATGGCTTCGGCGCAGTTGTCAACGGTTGGCCAATCGCTGTCTTTTGCAAACTCATCACACACCTTTGCACACGCCTCACGCTCATCAGCACGGGCTGCTGCTTCTACTAATGCGGCAAAGCGTTCAATTTCGGGTAACCAAACTTCAATAAACCGAATACCTTTAAACAATTCAAAGGGAACCATTCCAGCTTGCTTTGCTAGTTCAATGATGTTCATGCTTCAACTCCGAAATATCGTAAGATATTTTTATGGTCGTTTGCTTCCAAACAAATCTCAGCACATTCCCGCACAATCAACTCGGCGAACTTGGTTTCGTTGAGCCGATAATATTCAGGCCATCCATCTCTGCCAATTGGTCCAGTTTCATAGCACTGTTTAGCCAGTTCTTTAATTCTTTCGTTCATCACTTCCCCCACACCATATAGGCCAGCAGCGTTAGTGCTGCGGTCACAGCGATAACAGCAAGCAGTGCTTTAAAAGTTTCTGTAACGTCATCGTATGGGTCAGCAACTTTCCCCCAGCCGCCGCTCATGTAAGCATCATCGGTTTCTTTCATACGTTTCTTGCGTACAGGGCAGTCCTTGCCTTGGTCGCATTTTCCATTAGCGTTACAGCAGTTCATTTGGCACACTCCTAATGAAACCAAAGATAAAATCCATGCAGGATGCCGATGGGAAACAAGATGGCACCAGCCAACAAGAAGCCCCACAAGCCCTGTGCGAAGCAAGTGAAAACGTGCGTTAGCCATGCAACAAAACAAAGAAAGCCTACAAACGCATACATCATTTGGCCTCCTGACGTTCAGCTTTTTTCTTCTGGTAATACTTGCGTGCGTAAGCTGCGCTCTTGATCCGCTGCTTTGCTTTGCGCTCGGCAAGCTCTTCTGCTTTATCTTTTGAGATCATGCTTTTGTCAGTCTTTCGATTTGATAACACGGCAGCAATTGTTGATTCAAGATCATTTATCCTTGACTCCAAATGCAAGACGAGTGCTTCCAACTCTTGGGCTTGTTTCCATACGTTTAGTTTCATACTGTTACCTTAAATTCTTGTCGGTTGTTTGCTTGCTCAGTGCGCCAGATCTCGACGCGAAGCTCGGCTGCGGTAATGTCCCACTTGAGCTTCTCTTCAATCTCTACCGCTGCCTGTAAGCCCTTGATCAACTCCAGCATCTCTGGGTGCGCGTAAGCTTCGCGTTCTTGGGCACCAATTGCTGACTCGTTGGACTTCTTCATCAAGATGGCCTTGAGGCTCTTGCGGTAATGCTCGATATAGGTGCGTTCCGCCTTGGCCTTGGCAAACTGCTTGGCGTGTCTCAGGATGTAATCTACCGCCTCGTGAGGGTCTCGGTCTTGCACTGTGTTTCCTTTCGCTGTTTAAGTTGAAGTTAAATCATATCACAACTTTTTATCCCTGCGTTCTTTTTCCTCAATTATTTTTTGGGCCTGCTCATAAGCCACATAAGCGATGTCATCGGGCTGTGCGCTCTTGGGCCTGCTCAGTAACCCTAGCATGGCGAACATTGCCACTACGTCTACCCACTCTGGTTCTTGTTTCATTTGTGTTTCCCAAAAAGTGCTTCGCCAGCCTTGTCTGGGAACCTAGCTCCCCATGCAACCACTTGCAGCACATCCATGTTCTCTAAAAACCCATCAACTGAACTGATCCTGTACTCGATCTCTCCAGCGTGAGTCTTGACCTTTGCTATGCCAATACATCCCTTTGTGTTGGTAAACCACAGGCACCTCAGTGCTTCGCTCTCGTTCATAGCATCTCCTCAATATAGATCCAGAGAAACCCACCAATGTTTTGTGCCCAATAAATGCGTAAGTCGCGTATTTGTGAGTCGTCTTCGTACACCCCGGCATGGGCCAACGAGTCCAGCGTGGCCTTCAAAAGATTGTCTAGGTCGCGCCTGCGGTTGTCTGGCCGATGCGCCTCCACCGTAAGACGCAACGGCCCATCAAAGTGCTTCTGGGCACGTTGTTTCTCTATCTGGTCAGCCACATTCTTTCGGTAGTCTCTGCCATCCTTGCTAATCAGCATCCGCCCGTTGACCATGCGCCAATAGGTATTGACCGATGGAGGCCACGGCAGCATTATTTCAAGCGGGTTCATTGGCGCTGCTCAGGTATGCGATTGCGTATCGCGTCCCCTAGCTTCTCGATGTCCACGCACTCGTCGGCCAACTTGGCACAGGCTTCCCGCTCAATCAGGATTGCCATGTGTGTTGCGTGCATGGCGTAGCCAAGGATCTCCTCCCTGACCTCTGCCAACGCCTTGTCAAACTCATTCTGCGTAAACAGGGTCTGGCCCTGCGAAAAAATGTTCTTAGCGAACTGGTTCATATCCATTCTCCTTCGTTACCTCGGTTGCCTTTGCTCCACTGATCTCGAACGTCTCTGTCCAGATTGGATTTAGGGTGAATTTGGCTCCATCCCTTGACAGTCTTCCCAGTGATGTCACGGTAGCCGTCAAGGAATCGCACCGCAGCGTCACGATCTTGTATTCGGGTTTTGATGACCCACCGAACGAGACAGCGATGCCGATGCTCGTCTTCACCTTTTCCCTCTTGCGCCGCATTCACGCCTCCTCCTTCAAAGCCTGCTTGTACATTTGAATTTGGATTGAATTCAAACGCTCACCCGCTAAGTTGCGAAAGCGAAGCCGTTTAGCCCAAGCCTTGGGATCAACTCTCTCTGTGCGCTCCACCATCATCGGGGCCAGCTTGGCTAACTCTGCGGCCACCCTTGCTGGATCTGCTGGAGGCGCTGGCAGCATGGGCACCTCTGGCGCTGGAGCCATGCGGCACAGGTTCTTAAACTGGATTACGTTGGGCACCCGCTCAGGCAGGTTGTCCAGCGCCCAGACGATGCGCTTCATGGTCTCCTTGTTTTGCATGAAGCTGGAAAGCTCGTGCTGCCACATGGACTTGACATCGGTGATGGGTGCCGCCCCAAAAGAATTCTGCCAAGCCGACCCATAGGTCAAAGCCAAACGCTCAAACAGTCGATCAATTGCTACCATTTTCAATCTCCAGTGCGTTGACAAAAGTGACTGGCTTGCGACCAACCATCTCCTCGTACTGCTGCTGCTTGTACTCCCTCTCGGTCTCGGAAAAGCTCTTTGCAGGCGTTTTAAGGGTGTCCAGCACCCACGAAGCCTTAAACCCTACCCAACCCCTGCTGCAACAGGTCTCCAAGGCTTCCTGAAGGCTGTAGCCAGCTTTGTTGGCCTCTCGCTGAAGTCCCTTGATGCCCGTCTCCGTGATGACTGCCTTCTTGGCTTTACGAAGCTGAACAAAATCAGCCCAGACTTTTTCAGAAACGCCGTCAGGCGCTTGTATTCTTTTATGGTTAATGGTTAATGGTTTATGGTTTATGGTTGGTTGAACGGTTGTTGGACGGACGTTGATTTTCTCAGCTGCACGCTTGGCAGCGGAGGCTTTTCCGGCCTTGGATGCAGTCTCCAACTTGCCCTTAAATGCCTCGATTTCGCGCTCACAGCGGCTGTGAAACCATCCGTCCTCGTCCTCTTGGAACATATCGACCAACACGGATTCAACGACCGTTACATCCATCCGAATCCTACGGGCCACCCAATCAGTGTCCGCAGGAATCTTCTGCTCCGTGTCGTAGTACATATCCAAGAGGCGTCTGTAGGCCAGATCCTCGTCGTTGGTCAAGTGGGCCGTAGCCGCCCTGTAGTCACCGATGGGGTGTTGGTAGTAATGCATTTTTCGCTGTCTTTCCAAAAATATCGGGCCGTAATTCAACCCTCTTCACTTTCCTGCCTGTATGGATTTCAATTGCTCTTGCCAGTTCGGGGCTAGGCAGTTTGCGCCCCGTGCTGATCAATGAGAGCCACGTTTTTGAAATGCCTAGCTTGAGGGCAAAATCTCTCTGCGTGCCTCGCGGTTTACCAATGAAATATTCGGTTAGGGTCATAAAGCTCCTGTTGTTGAGTTAACGAGATGTTACACTAAAAAACACGATTTTGAAAAATTTTCTGTAATTTCTGGTTAAACGTGATATAGTCGCTTCAGTTTAACCCAAAAGTGAACGTATGGACAGCGAACTTGAACAGGCGATGGCCGAAAAGATGCTGATGCTTGCCCAAGCCCTTGATCGGGCGCAGGCGGGTGTCGCTACAGA